AAAGACAGCAATCTACAATGAAAAAACATGCTAAGCATCATACAGGAAAACATATGAAAAGTATGACTAACATGATGAAAAGAGGTAAAACTTTTACACAAGCTCATAAAGCAGCACAAAAAAAGGTAGGTAGATAATGCCAAAGAAAAAAACAGTAAGAAAAAGTAAGAGAAAAGGTTTGTATGCAAACATACATGCTAAACGTAAACGCATTAAAGCAGGTTCAGGTGAACGTATGAGAAAACCTGGAAGCAAAGGCGCTCCTACTGCAGCTAATTTTAAAAGAGCTGCTAAAACTGCTAAAAAACGCAAGAAGGCAAGAAGAGGTTAATGAGAAGACCTGTATTTGGAACTCAAGTTAGAAATACTAATGGTAAGAAAAAGACCAGACAGGGTAATAGTGTAAATACTAAATATGGAACAAAGACAAGTAAGAAATATTATGTCAAAAAATATAGAGGACAAGGTAAATAATGGCTGATTTTGAAAACAGAATAGATGCATTGACAGGATTCGGAAATGGCACTGGTTCAGACCAAGCTGATATAACAGATTGGCTTGTTGCAGGAGCTAGGGCAGTTGTAGACGTTTTAAGTCCTACTAAACTACAAAGAGTAGCCTCAACAACTGACTTTGAGAATACAATTGATGTAGAAGGTAAAAAAGTAGTTGCTGTTATGCGTAAAGATGAAAACAACGGCAGTAAACTTATGCCTTGTAGACAAATTTCTCCTGCATTAAAAGGAAGAGTTACTGACTCTAGTTATATGGAAGCAGCTTCTACTAGTGACCCTGCTTATTGGGTGGATGGAGATACTTTACAGGTATTTCCTACAAGTGCTTCTACGAATGATATGTCATTAGTTAATATAGACCTTTCATTTTCAGGTTTGACTTATGATGATACTTCTATAACAAATTTTCCTGATGAAGCAGAAAATGCTGTAGTATTATTTGCAGCTAGAAATGCTTTAGAAAAAAGAATATCAGATGCAAACGTTGCTGAAGATGTAGAGCTAGTGTCAGGACTAACTGCTCAATATCAATTAATAGATGCACAATATAAAGAACAAATACAAATATTACAAGGAAGTGTATAATGGCTGCGATAGAATTTACAGCAAAAGAGATTTATAGTAGAGTACAACAAGCAGTTCCTGAAGTCTCAGAGAACTATGTACTAAACTTAATTAATGAAGCATTGATTGATATGGGTAGATATACTAATCAAATAGAGAATGCTAAAACAAATTTATTTCACAATCAGTTGTGGTATGCTTTAGATGATGATGAGTCAATAACTGTTAATAAAGTTTTTAGATGCACAATCTTAAATTCAAACGGAGAGTATATTAAAATACCTAGGTTATTAAACGGAGAGATAAAACAGTTTTATAATGAAAGCAGCACAGCTTCAAACACAAATTGGACGGAGATATAATGGCTTACGTAGACAGTACATATAAAGACCCAAGCGATACATTCGTATGGTGGATAGAAGGAGATAGATTGGCTATCGCTACTACAGCGGGAGATGGAGATACAACAGAAACAAGTGAATCAAAATTAAAAGCAGTTCAAATAGGTTCAAGTAATGACCAAATTATTGCAGGTTTAGTTATTTCTTACTATGCAGAACCAGATAAGGTAACAGCTATTCAAGGTTCAGGAAGTACGATAGATATTGATAATGCATTACAACCAGCGTTAATAGATTATGTGAAAGGAAAAGCTTTGATGGACGCAGCAGCTAGAGCAACAGATGGTAATCTAGCTCAAATTAGAATGGCGTCCGCACAGCAATGTATGGCTAATTATAAAGAAGCTGTACGTAGATACG